CTGTAAGGGTTGTGCTCATAAGGTACAGCGTAGTAAGGTATACGTGAAGGCTTGAATGGGTTAAGCACACAACGAAGGACTTCTCCGTTACATACCCAGATATTACAGTTTACTTCGCTTAAGTCTTTGTATTCTTTAGGTATCTTAATACCATTATCTTCTAGTATACCTGTATCAACAAAGCCCCAGAACTCAAACACTTCCCAGCGCTCTGAGTTACCAATAGTGCTATCGTCATCTTCCATTTTCTGTTCCCAATGCTTACGCACATAGTCAGAACCAGCGGAAACAACAGACTCAATAGCATCTTCCATAAAGTAAGGGCGATTAGCTAGAGAACGTATCTGTGTGCGAGACATCTTGTGACGCTCAACTACATACTCTGCATCATCCATGCTTGAAGCTTCAGGGTCAGGGTAGAAGTTCCATATAGATACATGATCGGTAGAAGGTACAGTCTTTACTACAGGGTCATACTCACCTTCTTCATTCCAGTTAGGATATTCTTTATCAGTAGCGAATGGGCCTTTCATAACACCTGTACCTAGTAATGCCATCTCAAATGCCATACTACGTAAATGCTTAGATGCACCTGACTCGTTTAACTGATCGTGTACTTTCTTTTCCATCTTCTTAGCTGCTACCATAGCAGGATGGAATGTTACAGTAGTAGGCGAAGTACCGTCACCCTCAATAAGTTTATCTGATACGGGAGCAAGCTTGTTTTGTAAGCCACCTAAGCGTTTCTCTAAAGAACGCATAGTATCACCAGGCTCTAGCTTGGTGTCGGGACCAATCAAGTAAGGCTTAGTAGGTTCTTGAGTAAAGGCTTGCTTTAGTGCATCTGCTCCTGCTTCTGCGTTAGGGTCTAGATTAATATGTACAGACTCAGCAACACCATCAGGTAATACAGATGGGTCTATAGAAAGCGGAAACTTATTATTTCCGAATAGTACGTCAATAATCTGTCCATAAGCTGCGAGAGTTTTAGTCTTAGTGACTTTAATAAATACCCTAGACTTTTCACTAGATGTGAATTGCACGTCTGATCCGTAAAGACCACGATAGTTTCTATAAGCACGTAACCACCTTTCCTCATCTCCTAATCTTGAATCTTCTGCTCTTTTGAATCGCTCATTAACAAACGCAACAATGCTACTACTTGACGCAAGAAGTGAATCATCTTGTGCCTCTGCAGCAATTACGTCATCAGTCTCAAACGAAAGATCATCTATTTCTGCCATAATTTAATATCCGAATGTTGGGTCTGACGCTTGAAAGCCAGACCTTTGTGTTGCAGGGTTAAAGTCCCATAGTGAGCTTCTTGGTCTAGTCATTATACCATACCGTAAAGCATCGTACAAGTGGTCTTCTGCATTAGTATCAACATCTTCAGGGTTTCTTTTGTCTAAAGGTATTGACGGTATCTGCGCTAGTAAGTTGGTGCAGGTAGACATGAATACCAAGCGTGGTTTCTCAGTAAACTCATCTACCTGCAAACGGCGATGTAACTCATTTTTACCAGCCACTCTTGAGCCACGAGAACGATCAGAAGGTCTCCAACGACAACCCTTCATGTTCATTTGTTCTGCTAATGACGGGCCAGTATCCCCACGTTTGTGCCACAGGGAAGAGTCCAGTACGCCGTATCTCATTGTACCATCGTCAGCCTCTGCATCAATAATCATATCTGCTAAATCAGTGGCTGTTACTTTACTACAATAAAGTTCTCTGTACACGATAAGCTGCTCATCAGGTGCTACAGCTATCCAAACAACACCTGTGTAACTCCCATATCCATAGTCACAAGCTCTGAATCTAGCCCACGATTTAGGTATGTTGAAGGGTTCTATAACGTGTATAGCTCTGTTAAACTCAGGGAAAGCTGCACCTTCATTTACATCCCAGTTACCTTCAAGCAGTTGTTTTCTCTGATGCTCAGGAAGTGAGAGTAGCATTGCTTCATACTCACCGCCCTGTGACAAATAAGGGTTATCAAATAGGCTGGCAGGGATAAACCTACGTTTAAATAAAGGTTCACCCTCTCTGCTATGACCTAAAGGAAACGTAATAGTGTCCCCTGTTTCTATACTAGTAGCCCAGAATGGCTCATTGCGAGGTGCTGGGTCAATAAACATCTTCTTAACCCAAGCATGTCCGTTTCCACCTGGGTTTGTTGTGGCTCTCATGTACAAACCTAGCTCATTACTATGTGCAGATCTCAAGCGTGACCTCATATAATCCCAAGCGTAATTTGTATTCCATTGGGTCAGTTCATCGAAGCCTATCCAGTTAAACGCCTGTCCTTGGTAGCGGGTAACATCCATGTCTTTGTCCAAGTAAGACATCCAAAGTCTGCCCCCTCTAGGGCTAGTCCACTGTGACTTACGTTCTGACCACTTTATACCTGGAATTGCTTTAGGGTATAGCTCTTGGCTCTTCTGTATTAGCTCTCGTAGCTCTTCTGTAGTGTGTCGTACCAGCAAACCACTAAAATTAGGGCTACCTAAGCCATGTAGAGGGTCTGCAAGCATGGCGTAGCTCTTTCCACCCCCAGCACTTCCTCCATATAGTACTTCTCGCTCACTAGAACTAAGAAAGTCAGTCTGTGGTCCAGCATTAGGCTTAAAAACTATGTCTTGAGCTACTTCTACGTCATACTGAGGGGGTAGCACTGTCGCTGGTACTGTCTTCTTCGTCTTCTCCGTGGGTACTGTAGGCTCCAATGCGGTTTTTTTCAAGGGTTTCGATTTCCTTGAGGATTTTTTGGAGCCGCTGGGCAAGGAACCGTTTAGCTGTAGTTGCTTTTTTACGTTTGAGGTCAATGTCTACTCTTCTTTTTAGCGCTTGCTGCGTAATAGGTCTACCTGTCTGTTTTTCTAACCATATACAAACATCTGCGTAACTATACTGCTTTAAGTGACTCTTTGCAAGCTCTAATGCCTCTAATTCGTAGGGGATAGGCTCTAAAAGTGCATCATTATCGTAGCAAACCTTGTATCCGTAAGGTATACCTTTGTTAGTATTACCTAATCTTACTACTGTATGCCACTCTTTTTCTTTACCTTTAGGTGGTTTAGGTAGTTCCCAGTAACCTATGTCTGCTGCTATCTTTAATCTCACATTAATACTACTTATTCATTAGGACCTTCTTTGGGTGGAAGGTAGAATACACCGCCAGAACTAGAAGATACGTCCAACTTGTCTACTTTACCTAAGCCAGCACGATCAAGTAAATCTTTAGCAGCAACCATCTTATCACGAATACCTAGTTCAGTAGGGTCATACAAAGCGCCAGCCATAGACATAGCTGCTTTAGGGGCTACTTGTGCAAAGTAAGTACGTGTAGCTTCCCCTATTTCATCTTTAAGAGACTCAACTATAGAACGAGTAGAACTAGTCTCTCCATAACCTGCTAGTTTCTTAGCTTGTACAGCATCACCTTGAGCCTCTTCAAAGAGAACCTCTAGGAAACGCCGTTGATTATCTGTTAAGTTACGTGTCATGGTGTTACTACTTTCTTTGTATAAAGATAATACATGCTATTTGACCTCTTCAGCTAGTATTGCTGCACCCCAGAACAAACCAGCAGTACCTATACCAAATATTATAACACAAACTACTACAGTTAAGAAGTAAAATATCTTATCCCGCTTATCTGCTTCAGCCTCAAGTGCATCCTTGCGCCGTTTACGAGCTTGGGCCTGTTCGTGTACAACCATATCCCACATACCTGGAGGGCCATAGAGCCGTGTTGTAGACCTTAAATCGTCCATACACTCTTTGTGTTTCATCTTAGCTTGAGCTATGGCAAAACCTTCTTCTTCAGTAGAGGTAAGGCGACCTAGTGGTCCTTTGTGTCGCCCCTTCTCCGCAATACCAATCTCTGCTTCAAGATTAGCTAGTTTACCAAAAGCAGGCATAATGCTATTAACATCTTTGCCTGCCTTTATTGCGCTACTTATACCACCAGCTATGCTGCTGACTGCGCTTGCAAGAGCTAAAACTTCAATCATGCAAATACAGTCCTATATTTAGTTAGCTTATTTTGGTGATTCGTCTAAAACACGACTAATGTCACCACGAGTAATACCAATATCTCTCAAGTCTTTGTCTGTCATTGCGTGAAGATGCATTGAAGCAATACGGCGGTCTGCTTCTTTTTGGCGACCTTCAATAAAAGCATTAAAGACTTTAACTAACCACGCTTTAAATGATGCACCAAAGCGTTGTGTTTGTGTGATTACTAATTCCATGTCCATTCTCCTTTTTATATAGGGACGAACATAGTTATACTTAAGTTCTAACTATTTAGTAGATACAAGTTTGCATACCCGTTATCTATTAGGGTTATACCTTTCCCTTACAGATATAGTAGCCTCAATAGTATTAGTAGTCTGGGCATACAAGACAATCATATCTCCAGCGTGTAAGTGCATGACACTACTATCTAGTACATTAAAGGAGCTATTAGATGCTATACTGTGATCTTTGAGTAAGTAATGGTACACACCATCGTCTTGATGATAGAACTGTACAAAGATCTTCTTATTACCTGAGTTATTGTTATTTAGGAATAACAGATCAATAGTAGCACTATGCTTTGCAGGACATGTGTATAGAACATCAGCCGCTGCATCAGCAGTAGTGGAAGCTATAGTCTTAGCCTCTGTAGTAGTCTTAAATGTAGATAGTTCTACCATCTAGTCTTTCTTAGCCTTTTTCTTACCAGTAACTCTCTTCTTAATCTTTGTAGTCCAAGCTTCATTAATATCAGGAGTACTAGGGTCATCACCTACAAGTTGACCTTTAGCATTACGAGCACGTACTACTTCTGTCTCTACTATAGTAGTTTCCTCAGTTACTGTAACCATTGCTTGATTAGATGCTGAACCTGCAGTAGTAGTAGTTAGACTAGGCATTACTTCACCAGACATAATAGCTTCTACATGCTCATCTGCATACCATATGTCACCATAGGCAGCTTCACCAGCTACAGGGCCACCACTAGCGTCTAACACTTGACCATCAACAACAGTGTAGCCTGCAGCGTTTAGTTCTTTTTCTTTATTGTTAAACATTTAGTTAAGTCCGTTTCTTTGATGGAGGATTAGATGCACCACACATTAGGCCACCCTTATTCATGAAGCCCATTTTATTACGTACTGCTTTAGGTAAGGATGCTGCACCCTTGTTAGGAGCTTTAGTTAAGCCGCCTTCACTATAACCTTTGTATCCCATAGCACTACCCATCTGCATACCTTGGCGTTGCATATCTGCAGCTACAGGGTTGTAATCACCATTAGCCTTAGATGGACCTGTGTTAATTACGGAACCACCCATGTTATACATACTCTTCTTTACAGAGCCGCCCATGCCGTACATGCTCTTCTTAGGCTTTTTACTTCCGTAGTTCATTGTGTCTCGCTCCTATTTCTTTATCTTAGATTTAACTGTTTTACTCAGGTCTTTAAAATGTACAACCTTCCTAGAAGACTTTGACATAGTAGCACCTGTCATAACTTTACCGTCAGGATGCTTATGGGTCTTACCCGTCCACTCCTTACCGTCAGTAGTATAATGCTTTACGCCCTTCATTTCTTTACTCCCCTGTAGGCTTTGGTTTTGGCTGCAATCTTTTTAGGTTGAGCCACATGCTGCTTACCTGCCTTAGTGCCTTCTCGTTTAGCTCTGGTTGTAGCGGCGTACTCAGAAGGAGTAAGAGACTTAATAGCCTTAGCAGGTAGATAGCGCTCACCAGTTTTAGCGCTGGGCTTTCCACTCTTAGTACCCCACTTTTGTTTACCCCAAGACTTTAAGCTCTTCTGTGATTTAGCTAATGCCATACTAACAGCAATCACATCCTGAGTGACACTTCTTATTAAATAAAGCACACCATAATCGTTTAATATACTTTCTCATTTGTATCCACCACCCTTTGCTTTATATTGTTTAGCTACCATCTGAGCCTTACGTGCAGACCACTGACCAGGCTTGCCACCTGAAGAGCCAGCCTTTACAGAAGCTACAAGAGTCTTACGCATACCCGGCTTAGTGTAGTTACCCGCTGCGTTTACTGTAGATTTCTTAGCCATTAAGTAGGCTCCCCATTATACTTTAACTCAGCACAGTTAGGCTTTATACTTGCATGGCTGTACTTAGCTCTAATCTTTAGTGCTTCATTTAAAACGTCTGCCTTACATTCTTCTTCCGTACTGAATACGTAGGGACTAGTAACAACATCACAATGCTCAGCTAGAGCACTCATACATACCATTATTATACCAAAGTATCCAATTACTACCATTTTACCTTATCAGCCCAGTAAGCTGCACTCATCTTACCCTTAGATATGTTCTTACCGTGCCTAGCCTTAAAGCTCTTACGCTTAGCCTTCATGCGATCAGATTCACCCTCTTTAGGCTTGCCTGCTGTGGATGCTCCCTGCTCACCAAAGCGGATGAGCTTAATGGTTTCACCTTCTTTGGCAAGTACAGCGTGAGATTTACTATCATGCTTAGGGGTACGCTTGGGCTTGTTGTAACCTGCAAATGTCTCACCTCTATACTCAATACTCATTTTAATGGCCTTAGCTTAGGGGGATTCTTCATAGAGCCATGATCTGCCTTAATAAAGGACTGTGTAGCTTCTATTACGGCTACACGTCTTTGCAACTCAGTTACAACCATCAAGTTACGAGTGAGGTTGTCTAGCTCTTCATACAAGTCATCTATACCGTCATACACATCTATAAGATCATCTTTGTTAGACTGAACGTCACGCTTTAGGTTTATGTTATCCTCAATAGCCATACGAGAGCCTAGCTGAGATACAGTATCCTCTAAGCTAGTAATAGTAGAAGCCTGTTGGCTAACCCACCACACGCCACCAGCAAGCTGAGCAGCGAGAGCAATAACTAATGCAATAGGTAAGTTAATCTTTTCCATAGCTACTTCTTACCTGCTTTGCTGTTACGTGGTATACTTCTATTCGTACTAGCTTTCTGAACACGTAAGTTAGACTTAGCATTATTACGAGGATTACCGTCCTTGTGGTCTACATCCTTACCGTCACCCTTACTTACTGATCCACCCTTCTCCATAGCATAACGTGCCTTCTTACGAGCACGGTTATCCGCCATGCGCTTAGGAGACTTGTCATACTTACCTTCACCACTCATGGTGTAGTTACGCTTGCCAGGTGTCTTGCTCTTGCTCTTCTTGGGAGTCAGCATAGGGTCTCTTCCTATTAGGTTCCAATACGTCACGCTTGTCTATCATACCCTCTAAGTACATAGCTCTCTCTACGTGATCTAAAGTATACTTAACTCCAGTGTCAGCTAAGATAGCTGCTCTTACATAGAATACATCAGACTTAGGAATGTGTATCTTCAGTAAGGCATTGTTATTCTTAGATGCCAGAGCATGATAGAAGTCCTCTAATACGGACTCACTTGGGTATAGTTGTATTCGTTTTTTCATTAAAGTCAAGTACTAATGTTAAGGGGTGTAAGAAAAGTAGTATTACTAGAGCTTCCATGTTACAGAAAGGAGAGAGGAGACAAGGAGTGACACTTATAGTAACTACAGAAGCTCTAGTAATACTTAATAGTAACTACTTCCTTAATTATTATTACAAGGTTAGTAACTACTACAAATATTATAATAGACTATGTTTAACATACTGTCAATAACTATTTCAATGTTATTACATAAATTACTATAACTACATAGTATTACTATATAGTAACTACTTATCTTATTTATTACTTATATATGTTATTACTATTTAGTAGTTATTACTTTTTAAGTAGTTACTATATAGTAATACTACCACTACCACTACAGTAAGTTATACTCATTCCGTAAACCATGTCAACCCCTAATCGTACATTAGCTAATTATTGTAACAATTCGTGATCTACTGTAACAATTCGTGAACGCAAAACTATTTACCCCGTGTGTGTATTTGTACATATACGTATATCGTATACCCCCACCCTGGCCCCTGCCCGTACCCTCTTTAAGCACGGCATATGGTTTTTCTAGGGCTAGATTACCTCTAAGCTACTGATAAGTAACACTTTATATACTGTTATGATCACAGTTAATCCGCTAAGTGACTGTAATTGCTAGGTGTTTCCTGACAGTGAACGAAATACTACTCACGATGCATGTAATACGTAAAGTCAACCAACCTTGTGCTATCAATCGTCCAGCCTTGTGTTGCACACCCATACCCCCCATTTGCGTTGCACACGTATACCACCCCCATAAAGCCATGCCGCATTGCATAAAGGAATAGATCACGCGTGTAGCTATACACTCGCGAGGCAACAATTAGTTTACCTAACAAGATCAACACCTTAGCTAAACGTAGCGCCAAT